CATCCTCTCCTTTGTCCGCTCCATAGATTCGGGGGAAGGAATCCTTTCTTTAATGCACTGCCGACAGTGGCCGCTGCTGGCAACCCGGGTTGATATATGCCCTCGCAAACAAGGTAGGCCCGTAAGGTAATAAACACTGCCAGATTTTAACGCTTCTTGGCGGGAATTAGGTAGATCCATGTAACCCCAAGGTGTTTAGTTTTTTAAAATATACCGTACCCCCCTTTTTGAATGGAAATGTTGAATGAAATTAGGGGGTTAGGATGAGGAATGGGGGTTGGGGTTTTGGAAAAATTGTGGATTGTTTGAGTGAAGTACTATGTTATACACATGACGAGGCTCAGCACGCATACGGGGTGGTGGCGTGCCGGGTGGGTGTTCTGCCTTTGTTCCCCTTTTGTTCCCGTTCTGTGCCAGCGTTTACATGCTTCGCTCATGCCAGTGGAAGCGCGCTTATTTCCAATTAACGAACTGCTATGCGCTAAGCCGTTGTAATCGTTCGAGAATCTCGGCTTCTATGCTCTTGGAATCCGTAATCTTTTGATCAATCTCAACCTTGTCTGTGAGCATTCCGGCGGCTTTTGCACCTAGGGATAGCAGGCTTGCCTTGACGGCGGGTGGCGTTTCCGCTGCGTCAACCATAGCCCACATAGTGCGCCAAATCCGGTCACTGTGTCGTTCCCTTTGCTTGTCCGTGAACATGCTATTCTTTGCCTGTTTTTCGCGGATTAGTTGATCTACCCTAACGGCAACATGTGGGAGCGCCGCAAGCTTGCAGGCCTCATTGTGGATTGTGCCGGGTTTCATTGCCGTAGCGTCATATGCCTGCCTGTAAGCATCCGCATTGCTCAGGCCATTGGAAAGGCCTTGCGCGAAAGATTCTTGCTTCGCAGTTAGGCCGCTAGCGGTTTTGTTCCCGCTACGCTTCCCCTTCCCTATGCTCTCCCCTCCACTGGCAACTAGGGCAAGTTGAGGCCTGTTGTGGTCTATTGTGTCTTTCATGGGCTGTTGTGTCCTCAATCGCCGGACGGCTCTTTCCGGGGCTCAAAAAATTGCTTCCCCTTATGGTTATGTCCAATTGTAACATTTCCCCTTATATATCCCATAGCTATGCGCTTATTGCATACCAGCTATGCGTTGGATTGAGTGTTGTTTACACTGCTTCACGCCCAAAGCGCCGCGAATCACTGGCAAGTTATTGAAATCATTTGGAAATCACATGCTATTTTCCAGTGAATTTCGCCTGTTTTCCTGAATTCCCGCATTGCTAAGCCATTGAAATCATTGGACTGAAAATAATTGTTTACACGGCAAACGAGGCCGGGCAATGTTTGGTCACGGTGATCGCGACACCCTAACAACGCGGCAAACGAAAGCGGGCGATTAGATCGGCGTCCGTAAGGCAAAAGCCCCACCGTCCGCTTTTCGTTCCCCAAGCCCGTCTATCGGGAATGCAATTGATATGCGGCACAAATGACGGGCCGACATCAACCGAAGGTTCAGGACGATATCGGATTGATTGCATGGGAAAAGATTGCGCTAACAAACAAGCTGTTTAAATGCAGCTTGTTCGATTAACGCAACTTAAAGGAGAGAAAAGATGCGTAAAGAGAGCGTTAAGATTGCAAAGGCCTTCCTTTCAAAGCGGGAAGCAAAGGCCGCGAGAACTCACACGGACGGCAAGGCCATGTTCCTACATGGGAATAAGATTGCATGGCATAACGAAGACGGAACAATCTCGGCAACACTGGCAGGGTGGGGAACCGTCACAACTAGGGACAGGCTTAACACATTAACTCGCCTTATGGGCAAGAGCGCAATGTTTGGCCAGAAAAATCATGTCCAATATTTCGGCTCTGATGAAATATGTTCTGATGACGTAGTGACGCTGCCCTGCCCATATCGATACGATCATCGGAGTCAAGGGACATCTTAGTTGCAGCTATAAGGCCTGTTGTTTACACGCAACAGGCTCAATAGACGCAAATCAGGAAAGGCTTACACAATGCTATGCAAAATTTGCAATAAACCAGTTGTTCTTGCGCCGTCAGCAAAAGAGCGGGCCAAAAAGTATGGCGGGGAACCCGAGGACTACATCAAGCTATTCACTACGCATGGTCAATGCGCGGTAAACAGGCGCGAATCTGAAACACTTGAACTTATCAACAGAATAAACGGGGGCAAAAAATGAAATTCAACATAACCTTCTCAATCACAACTGAGGAAAGCGCCGCGCATGGTGACTTCGATGCAACAGGCTTCGAAATGCAGGATGTGCCATTGCGTGACGCTTACAACTTCCTGCTCTGGCATGGCGGCTATTGTGAAGCAAGTTGCAGCGACACAAGCGCCGCGCGTTGGCTGACATTCTATGGCGAAAGAGATTTCAGGACTGGCGAAATGAAGGACTATGGATTGCATTTCCCTGAAAAATTAACAAGCGCAAGCCGGAAAAGGATTGCGCGCCTGTTTAAATGTGTGCAGTAATCAGTCCGGGCTATTGGCCCGGATCAATTAACGCAACGCAAAGGGAACTAAAATGGAACAACTTCACGATACGCGCGAAGGCTGGCTTTCCCATGCGCTGGCATTGATTGCCAAGCGCTTCACGGAACAAGGCTATTCTCTCCCGGCCAATGTGAAAATTGCTTGCGGTTTTCCCGTGGGCTCAAGGGGAGGAAAGAAAATTCTAGGGCAGGCTATATCTCAAATGGCTAGTGCCGCAGGGTATCACGAAACCTTCGTGAGTCCCTTGGTGGATGATCCAATGCTGGCCCTTGGGATTGTGGCCCATGAATATGGTCATCATTCCGTGGGGATTGAGGCGGGGCATGGTGCTGAATTCAAGCGCTTTTGTGCCGCCGTGGGACTGGAAGGGAAGGCAAGCGAAGCTTTACCGGGTGCCGAACTGAAACAATGGTTGCAGGATGATGTTCTCCCCATGCTGGGTGAATATCCCCATGCGGCGGTTGATCCGTCTCAGCGGAAAAAGCAATCCACCCGCATGATTAAACTGGTCTGCCCCGAAACGGGCTACACGGTACGCACCACGAAAAAGTGGCTCGACATGGGCAAGCCTGTGTCCCCGGTCATCAGGGATGAGGACGGCAACCGTATCGGGGGCGGTTGCGAGATGGTTGTGGAGGATGAGGGGGAGGATTGATCCCCCTCGCCGGGGGGCCTTTCGGGGTTCTAAAATTCCGCAAGTTTTAATTGACGGTTAACAAATCGCCTTGTAAACAGGCGGCAAGAGAGGAGATTAACATGGAAGTCATCGTGCAGAAGGGCGGCAACGCCCGCAATCGCGAAACATTTGTCGGAGAGGTTCAATATATTCCCGGCATTGGCAAGGCGCGCGCGGCATCGATCTATGATGGCGAAACCGTCCGCATCGTTATCCCGCCGGAAAAACAGGAGGTGGCGGGCCGCAACCTGAAGCGCTTCATGCTGGATGGAACGCTAATTGTGACCGGGCTTCCCGGTGTTACTCAAGAGGAGATCAAGACTTTGGAAACCCTTCCTATCCAAACCCCCGCCCCCGTGCTGGTCAACCCCGTGCCCGCTGGCATCGATGACAACGCAGCGGCGCTGCTCGAATTGCTCCGCAAGTTGGGTGGCGGCATTTCGGAAGGCCGGGTGCTGGAACTGATCCACGCAAACGCCTCCCGGCCCGCCCATGTCACCATTGACCTGACGGCCCCGGGGGTTGAACTCAGCGGCACGGCACTGATGCACCATAAGTTTCCGCTCTTGGCTGCTGCTGTTGCTGCGCGTGTAAACGTCATGCTGGTTGGCCCTGCGGGCTCCGGCAAAACCACTGCGGTCGAGAAGGTTGCACAAGCGCTCAACCTGCCGTTCTATGGCACGGGTGCCGTGTCCAGTGAATATAAGTTGACCGGGTTCATTGACGCTCAGGGCCGGATTGTTTCGACGGCATTTCGGAAGGCGTTCGAGTTTGGCGGCGTGTTCCTGTTTGGCGAGACTGATGGTTCAATGCCCGGTGCGCTGCTGGCCTTTAACACGGCGCTGGCCAACGGCTGGATGGATTTCCCGGACGGGGCTGTCCAAAAGCACCCAGATTTCCGGGTTGTGGCTGATGCCAACACGTTCGGCACAGGCGCGGATCGGCTCTATGTCGGGCGCAATCAATTGGACGCCGCCTCGCTAGACCGCTATGCGGTGCTTGATTGGCCGTATGATGAAGCGCTTGAGGCAGCGATGATCGGCGCGGACGCTCCCAAGGGTGCGCCTGCTCCCCGGTCCATCGAACCGCTCCCGGCGGAACGGGTGCAGGCTGTTGCCAACCAGTGGGTTGAACGGGTACGCAAGGTGCGGAGTGCCGTCAATGAACTCAAGATCCGCCATGTTGTGTCGCCCCGCGCCACTGTCAACGGCTCCCGCCTGCTGGCTGCTGGCTTTACTTGGGCGGAGGCAGAAGACGCAGTTATCTGGAAAGGCCTTGACGCCGATACGCGCGGCAAGGTCATCGCAAAAGCAGCATAAGAGAGGACGCAATGCCATACTACCGCACGCATTTCGAGAGCCTTGGGGAATTCCTCAAGGCCTCCCAACAGCCTTCCGTGAGCACCGCCAATGCAAGCAAGCGCGAGGGCCGGAGCGAGGAAGAATTCTCCGGAACTCGGAACTTTGATCAGGCAATTAGGCTTGCGGAAAAGGGCTGGCCGGAGGGCCGCGCCAAGCTGATGACCGCGATGGCGGCGGCACAATCCACCCCATCGTTTACACAGTCCATTGTGATGGACGTGGCTGGCGCATATCCCATCGCGGCGCTGGCTGCTGCGGGTGACCCCTGCTCAATGGTGGATCTTGCACCCGTGGAGGACCGGGTTCGGCCTGTTGTGCGGCTCCTGATCCAGCGGGCTGGTTCATCTGCCTATGACGTTAACGAATTCATGTCATACGGTGCCGCCGTGATGTCCTACGTCGAAGGGCTAGAAGGCGCGGGGTTTCGCTGCGAAATCACGCTGTGTTTTTCTTCTGACCTCAAATCGGACGGTGATCAATGCACCACAGTGCTGGTCAAGCGCGCTGAGGAACCGATTGAACTCGACCGCATGGCCTTTGTCATGGTTCACCCGGCCTTCTTCCGGCGCATTTGCTTCGCAGTGTTTGAAACAATCCCCGGCCTGTCTCAGGTGCTGGAAAACAATGGCTACGGCTACAGCCGCAACCCCCGCGCGGATGAGGCGGAACGGGGCCAGTGCATCATCCCCGGCATCAACTCGATCAAGCCGGGGAACTCCGCTCTCAAGTCACCTGCCGCATGTCTCGCACATATCGGCCCGGTGATCGAAGAACAACTCAGGCAGGCTGGTGTTGAGCCTCCTGCTCAGGCTTTCGGAGGGGTGTCCAAGTGATGCCCCTCGCCGGGGGGCTTTTCGGGGTCCTATCACCTTACCACGGGAAACTCTCCCTACACTGTGTAAACGCAGTGTAGTGGGGGCAAGCCCGCCCAAAAGGAAAAAGACAATGAACGCGATTGAAGCGCTCAATGAACTACTCACCGCAGGCATTAAATTTCGGGAGGCAGAACATGCCGCGCGCACGGCATCTTCTACCAAAGCCCGCAAGGCAGTTCTCGACCGCGAGGAAGCCCGCAACCGCCTGCTGAAGGCAGAGGATGCAGCCCGTAATGTGATCGACAAAAGCAAGGAGGACTAAAATGGACGTTCGCAAGTACTGGACCCAGTGCCGTTTACACGATTGGCACTACATGATGAGCGATGACCCGGAGGTCTATCGCATGGGCAAGGACAGTGAAGACTATCTCCTGTCCCTCGCGCACAGTGACCCGGCGATGGCTGAGGTATTCAAGCAATGGCAGGATCACGCACACAACTGCGGACCCCGCCCGACTGAACCGAAACTGGAGGATTGAACATGCCGAAATTTATCGTGACCGTGTATAAGACGGAAACCTACTCGACCGATATCGAGATCGAAGCCCCGACACTGGCACAGGCTGAGAGCATGGCGGAGGATGACGCACAGCACCTCTCTCTCGACTGGCATTACGAGGATTCTGAACTGACATGTTACGCGGACCTGATCGAAGAGGAGGAAAAATAAATGTACCTGCCAAAAGACATATACTATCGCCTCAAAGTCGAAGCAAAGCTTGCAGATCACGGCGAATGCTATTCATGGTCTCGCCTGTTCCGGCAGGCAAGCTATGCCCTCAGAAAAAGGGACAGGGAGATCGAAAAGCTTAGGGCTGAAATAAAGAAGGGTGCCGCCAATGCGAAGGCATGAGCCCTGCTCTCACCTACGCCCCTCTTACGAAAGGCTGGAACTCGCTCACTACATCACGCGAGACCCCGACACTGGCGAGATATCATGGGAGCCGACCGCAATAGAGGATGAGCTTATCAGGCTTGGCCTCATTGCACCAAACGCAAAGCAGCCCCGCGATTTTCGCGGGGCTCAAGATCCGGATACATGATACCATGACAGCGCTTACTTACTTCGCTGTTGTCGGGATTATTATTTTCATCCTGTCAATCACTAAAGACCCAATGGAAGGGAAATGAAATGCGCGGAATTCTTATCGACCCGTTTACACGCACAGTCTCTGAGATCGAAACGAGCGGCAAGCTTGCCGAGATTTATGAACTGCTGGGCGTGGAACTCGTGACCGTTGTGTCAGTGGGAGAGGACCAGAGCCTGTTCCTCGATGACGAAGGCCTGCTTGTGCCGAAGGAAGAGCAGGCATACTGGAACTGGAAAGGATCGAACCAGCCCTATGCTGGCAGGGGATTGATCCTAGGCCTAGACGAGGACGGCGACAACATCGACGCGACAATGGGCAGCTTGGAGGTTGCCATGCTCGTCACCTTCCTCAACAAGGAAGGACTCGACCCCGAAGACTATCTTGGCTTTAGCATTCATACTTGGTGAAACATGAGCAAGCTTAACAAATGCGCCGCTGAAGGCATGTACCGCATGGAAGGCACCAGCGTTTGGGTATTTGCGGATGACGCAGATATCTGGATCGTCAAGGGGGAACAAGGCCTTAGCATCTCTGTGTGGAGCAAGGATACAAACAGGGACCCCATCGACGCAATTAACCTCAACTGGAAGACCATCAAAGGAGAATCAAATGAGCGTGATCGAAAAGCTTAAGGAAGAATCAACCATCAAGATCTCAGGGGCCATGCTGATGTATATCGCGCATGCGCTTAGGGAGCGGCAGGTTGCAATACTCAAATCCATCGTTCAAGTTGAGGGCGAGACTGAAAAAGAAATTCAGCTTGCAGAGGCTTCTATGGCGAACGAAGTCGTGGGGGAAAAGATCATGGACTGCATCGGGGAAATCTTGGGCAAGGAAGACTTCGAGAAGTTTATTGACGGCACTCTTGAAATCAACCTCTCCAGCTTCACTCCAACGTCCAGTGCCATCAATTGATGGTCGTTCTGCTGATCATATTCTTAACCGTGATAATACTTATAGGTATTGAGGCAGCGTTTAAATAAAAAGGGCCGGGAGAAATCCCGGCCTAAGTTATTTTGGGAAGTGTGCATTTAGAACGCTGCTGGCTGGCAGCACGATTTCCTCATACCCTATAGACCGGGCCAGTCTCATCCCTTCTTGGGATCTCTATGCTGGATTTCACCAGCAAGCGCACCATAGGCCACCAAATCCACAAAACTATCCACGTGATCCGGCGTCTCTACCAATCGCGCAATCTTCAACCATGCCATGCACAGGGCAACCTGAGCGGCACTCACGTTTACACCCACGATCTCTGACCATCCCACCGCGATACGGCGGTGCATTTCCAGCGCATCACCATAATCCTTCGCACGCTGGCCGTTGATCAGATCAGACGCGGAGTTCAAAATCTTATCGCGGTCGATGTTCCCTATCATAAAAGGTTCAGGAGCGTCCTTCCTCGGGATG